CAATTGAAGTAAATAAAAAAGAAAAAGTAGCTGTAGTAAAATCTGAAACAAATGATTTAACTGATGACTATAATTTTTCAAGAGATCAATATCATACTCTTATAGATAAGGGTAACGAAGCTCTTGAAGAATTACTTGCAGTTGCAAAAGAATCAGAATCAGCACGAGCTTATGAAGTAACTGCACAACTGGTTAGAACTTTATCTGATACAACTAAAGAACTTTTAGAATTACAAAAGTCAAAAAAAGAAATTGAAAAAGATGTTAAAGATCCTCATACTGTAAATAATTCTTTGTTTATCGGAAGTACTAAAGAACTGCAAGATTTATTACTTGAGAAAAATAATGGCAAAAGAAAATAGAGATGATTCTTATTTAGGTAATCGGTTATTAAAACCAACTAATGTTCCTCAACAATTTACAAAAGAAGAAGTTGAGGAATATGTCAAGTGTCGTGATGATATTATATATTTTCTAAAGAACTATGTGCAAGTTATTCATGTCGATCATGGTTTGATACCTTTTGATCTTTATGATTACCAACAAGATTTAATTAAAACACTTGAAGAACATAGATACGTTATAGTAAAGAGTGCAAGACAGTCTGGTAAGTCTGTAACAAGTCTTGGTTATATTTTACACTATATATTATTTAACAAGACAAAGATAGTTGGTATGTTGGCCAACAAAGCATCTACATCCAGAGAGTTACTTGGAAGATTGCAGACGGCTTATCAACATCTACCAAAGTTCTTGCAACAGGGTATTGTTGAGTGGAATAAAGGAAACTTGGAATTGGAGAATGGTTCTAAGATAATTGCATCTTCCACATCATCATCTGCAATTCGTGGTTACAGTTTTTCATTATTGTTCTTGGATGAGTTTGCATTTGTACAGAGAACGATTGCAGATGCATTTATCAAGTCAGTTTATCCTACGATTTCATCTGGTAAAGATACTAAGATTATCATGGTATCGACACCTAATGGGTTTAATCTATTTTACAAATTCTGGAATGATGCTGTAGAGGGCAACAATCAGTTCAAGACATTCAAGATTCATTGGACTAGTATTCCAGAACGAGATCAAAAATGGCGTAAGAACATTATATCTGATATTGGTGAAGAAGCATTTCGTCAAGAGTATGAAGCAGATTTTCTTGGTTCTTCTAATACTCTTATATCGTATGAGAAGTTGCAAGAATTATCATACAGTTCACCCGTATGGTCAAAAGAAGATTTAGATGTTTATGAAGAACCAGAGATGGGAAAAACTTATGCTATTACAGTTGATACAGCTCGTGGACAAGGTTTAGATTATTCTACATTTACAGTTTTTGATTCGACAGAAATTCCATATAAAATTGCAGCAAAATATCGTAATAATACTGTTGCACCCCTACTCTTTCCTAATATTATAAATAATATAGGAAAGAAATATAATGATGCTTATGTTTTAGTAGAAACTAATGACATTGGAGCGCAAGTGGCAGATGTTTTGCATCACGATTTGGAATATGAAAATCTACTAACAACATCATGGTTTGGTAGACATGGCCAACAAATATCAAGTGGTCATAGAAAAGATATTTCATTGGGAGTGAGAACAACTAAACAAGTTAAAAAATTAGGTTGTTCAAATCTAAAAAGTTTAATTGAAGAAGATAAATTAATTATTACTGATTATGATATCATTTCAGAATTAACAACCTTTGTTACAAATGGAGATACATTTGCAGCCGAAGATGGTTCTAATGATGATTTGGTTACAACATTGGTTTTATTTGGTTGGTTAGTAGATCAACAGTATTTTAAAGAGTTGAGTAATTTGAATATTAGAGAAAAGTTGTATCAAAATAAAATGGATTCAATAGAAGATATGACAATTCCTTTTGGTATTATTGATGATGGATTGGATGACGAGTATGAATCAATGCCAGGCGGTGGTGTGTGGCAGAAGGTTGATACGTTTAATAAGTAAAATCTATATCAATATTAAGAATGTAAAGGAGAAATCAAATGGCATTTCAAGTATCACCCGGAATTAACATAACAGAGAAAGACTTAACTACTGTTGTACCCAATGTGTCAACAAACATTGGTGCAGTATCAGGTGCCTATCAATGGGGACCGGTCTTAGAAAGAACTTCTGTAATTTCAGAAAACGATTTTGTTGGTAAGTTTGGTAAACCAAACACAGCTACACAAGAGCATTGGTGGTGTGCAGCTAATTTTTTAGCATATTCTAATAATTTAATTGTGTCAAGAGTTATTGGTGCAGCTGCGAAAAACGCACAGGTCGGCGACACCGATGTTGGTGGAACAGCAGTAACAATTAAAAATGTAACACATTATGATAGTCTAGCAGGTACACTTGCAAGTGGCACGGCTTTATTTGTTGCAAAATATCCTGGCGAGTTAGGCAATAGTATTAATGTAAGATGTATTGATTCTAATGCATGGTCTGATTCAACTGCAACTGCTGGAGCAGGTGCTGATGGTTCATCGGCAGCTTTGAACGCAGTTTGGTTGGCAAATTTTGATACAGCACCAGGTACATCTGCTGATGTTTTAGCTGCGGGTGGTTCTAATGATGAGTGTCATGTTTTAGTAATAGACGAAGGTGGATTGTGGACAGGTGTACCCGGAGAGATTTTAGAAAGATTTGCTTATGTAAGTAAAGCATCTGATGCAAAACGATCAGATGGCTCTAGTAATTATATCGGAGATGTTTTACGAAATGAATCAAAGTATGCTTGGTTGGGTCGAGCAGTAGAACTTACTTCATTATCAACAGATGCGTCACCGGCAGTACATGCTGGAACTGCAAAAGCTGGTGCAGCTTTTAAAACTTTTAGTAGTGCAACAGCTGCTCAAGGAGTTGTTGGTGGTCGATTGACACTTGGTGTTTCAGCTGATGCACCTACAACTGGTGAACTTCAAGCAGGTTATACATTGTTTGGAGATGCAGAAACATCTGATGTTACATTGTTGGTTGGAACACCTGGTTCAAGCGGAACTGAAGTAACAACTTCAGCACATATTATTGGTCTTGCAGCTGCACGAAAAGATTGTATGGCATTTGTTTCACCTGCAAAAGATTCAGTAGTACATTCTGGAACAGATCAACTTACAGATATTACTGCTAATAAAACTGGTATGAGTCAAAGCAATAGTTATGGTGCTATGGATAGTGCATGGAAATATCAATATGATCGTTACCAAGATAAATTTATCTATGTTCCGATGTGTGGTGATGTTGCTGGTCTATGTGCAAAAGTTGATTATACACATGATGCATGGTGGTCACCTGCTGGTATTACCAGAGGAGCTGTCAAGAATATTGTTAAACTTTCTTGGGAGCCTACGAAAGCAGATCGTGATTCACTATATAAAATTGGTGTTAATCCGTTTGTTACACAAACGGGTTCTGGTGTAGTTCTTTGGGGTGACAAGACTATGCAAACAGCACCAACTGCATTTGACCACATCAATGTACGAAGATTGTTCATTGTATTGGAGAAGGCAATATCCAATGCAGCTAAATCAATGTTATTTGAGTTTAATGATGAATTTACACGATCACAGTTTGTTAATATGGTTGAACCTTTCTTGAGAGAAGTACAGGGACGCCGTGGTATTACTGATTTTAAAGTAGTATGTGACGGTTCAAATAATACAGGAGAAGTAGTTGATGCTAATAATTTTGTTGGTGACATTTATGTTAAACCTTCAAGGTCTATTAACTACATTCAGTTGAACTTTATTGCTGCCAGAACTGATGTTAATTTCACAGAAATTGGTGGTTAATCGTATAAATACTATAAAAATATAAAGGAGTAATAACATGGCAACAAATATACATGACTTTAAACAGTCGTTCAAGGGTGGTGTAAGACCGAATCTGTTTCGTGTCAGCATTACTCATCAAGTGGGGATTCCCCAAATAGAGTTCTTGTGTAAAGCCGCACAACTTCCTGCATCTACGATTGGTAACATTGATGTTCCATTTCGTGGCCGGCAGTTGAAAGTTCCCGGTGATAGAACATTTACTGATTGGACTGTAACAGTTCTGAATGATCCTCAGTTTGTTATTCGTTCAGCATTTGAAGATTGGAGTGCAAACATTACTCATCATGCAGCTAATGTTTCTACTTTGAATCATTCAACAGTTTATGGACAAGCACAAGTTATCCAAATGGGTCGAAATGGTGAAGCACTCAGAACATATCGTATGGAAGATATCTATCCGACAGAGATTGCAGCCATTGATCTTGGTATGGATACCAATGATACAGTTGAAGAATATGGTGTAACATTCGCAGTTAATAACTGGCATTCTGATATGGCTTCTGGTTTTGATGTTACTGGTGCGAGAGATAGTAATTGGGAAATTGGTGTTCGTGGCAGAGTTCAAGTAGGACCTATTTCAGTAGGTGTAAATACTACGTTTGGTGGTTAATTGATTTGGGGGGGATGATTCATCCCCCCTCTTTTTATGAATTTTAAAAAAGGTATTCTATATGGCATTTGAGTTATTTGGTTTTGAGATAAAATCCAAAAAAGATAAAAAGGGAAAAACTTTTGTAACACCAGAAAACTTAGATGGTGCTACAACTATAGTTGATGGTGGAGGTATTCTTGGGCATTATTTGAATACTGATGCAGATGCTAAAAATGAAAAGAAGTTAGTTCAGAAGTATCGTGAAATGAGTTTCTCGCATGAAGTTGATGGAGCCATAGAAGATGTCATTAATGACGCAGTAATACAAGAAGAAAACCAACCTGTTGTAGCTCTTGACTTGGGATCATTAGATTATACTGATGCAATCAAAGAAAAGATGCAAACAGAATTTAGTATTCTCCTTGATCTTTTAGATTTTAATTTAAATGGTGCAGACTTATTTAAAAAATGGTATGTTGATGGTAGATTGTATCATCATATAGTTATTGATAACAGCAGAGCAAAAGATGGTATTAAAGAATTAATACCAATTGATCCTTTAAATATTGAAAAAGTACGAGAAGTAAAAAAGAAAAAGAAAGGTGATATTGAAGTAATTGAAGATGTACAAGAATATTATGTTTATACACCAGACGCAATGAATGTTGGTTCATTCCAACAAGGTCATGCGACTATTGGTGGCCAATCAAATGCAATAAGAGTTGCACCAGATTCGATTTCATATGTTCATTCTGGACTGATTGACCAAGTAAAACAAATTGTGGTTGGTTATCTATTTAAAGCAATTAAACCTTTCAATCAATTACGAATGATTGAAGATGCACTTGTTATCTATAGATTAGCAAGAGCTCCAGAACGAAGAATATTTTATATTGACGTTGGTAATCTTCCGAAGTTGAAGGCAGAACAGTACTTGCAACAGGTAATGAATCGTTATAAACAGAAAATGATTTATAACGCATCATCGGGAGAAGTAGAAGATCAACGTAAACATCTTTCTATGTTGGAAGATTTTTGGTTGCCAAGACGCGAAGGGGGTCGTGGTACTGAAATTAGTACATTACCAGGTGGACAAAATCTTGGTGAAACAGAAGATATAGAATATTTTAGAAAGAAATTGTATAAGTCTTTAAATGTTCCGATTTCACGAATTGAAGGTACAGATTCTACTCAGTTCAATTTGGGGCGAGCATCTGAGATCACAAGAGATGAAGTAAAGTTTGGAAAATTTGTTACACGTTTACGACACAAATTTTCTTATCTCTTTTGTGATTTACTAAGAGTTCAGTTGATTCTTAAAGGTATCATCAAAGAAGAAGATTGGATTACTATTAGAGATCGTATTCGATATGTATGGGCTAAAGATTCTCATTTTATGGAGTTGAAAAACTCTGAGATATTAAGAGATCGTTTTGAAGTTCTTGGCCAAGCACAAGATTATGTTGGTGAATACTATTCTAAATCATGGATTAGAAAAAATGTATTACAGCAAACTGAGGAACAAATACAAGACCTCGATAAAGAGATGGAAGCAGAAAAAGCAGAGGCTGAACCGGACAACCCTGAAGGAGATACAGATGATGAGTTCCAGTAAAACTATTAAATCTATTCTAAATACCAAGACAAAGGGGTTTTTAGAAAATTATAAACAAAATTTATTCACCGAAGCCATGTGGAAAGTAGAAGTAGAGGGATTTCCTCCATTCTATGTTGATGCAAAAAGTGCTGGAGAAGTTAAAACAACTTTACGAAAAAAATTAAAAAAACCAGATGATATTAAATCTATTGAACGAGTTCAAAAAACTGATTGGAAAAAAGATGTAATGAATAGAATTTCTGGTAAAGATCAAGAAGATGATGATGAAGTTAAAGAGTGGATTAAAGAAGGCAGTCTGACAGATGATTTATTAGTTGATGTAATTAAAAATGTAATGAAAGAAAGGATCAAATAGATGACCGATATTAAAAGTAATGTATTAAAAGATATTGTTAGTAAAAGATTAAATAAGGCTCGTGATGGTATTAATACTATTTTAAAAGATAAGTCTTATAAAGCAATTGAAGATTTTAAGAAATCATTTAAATTTGTATTGCCCTCTGATGATGCACAAATTTCTGCTGAAGTTTCTGTTGCTGATGTAGAACCAACAGCATCGGCTGAACCTGTAGAGGCAGAGAAATGAAAACTTTTAAGCAACACT